CCACTCTTTCAATGTCTTCGAGTAATAGTGACAAAATTTCTTGAGGGTCATTTGCATCTTCTACATATGCCCTGATTGTTACTGTTAAAAATCTCCATTTAAATCCTCCAGGCTGGTACTGTCGTATCTCATCTCCTGCTATAACACATACTTTTGGGTATTGTTGTATTTCATCTAAAAATACTAAGTGTGAGTCAGCATTATTAAAGATGTTTGAATTAAATGGATGATTTCCATCAATCTCTTTTATCTTTTCTGTAAGAATATGGGCAATCTTTTTTCTCTGTGTTCTATATGCCATTATACTCTCCTAAGCGTAAATTTTTTCTCGGTATACTTTAATGCTAAGTTTCTTATACTTTTTGCTATTAAAGGTTTTGGATTATATCCTGTAGGCCATTGTTTTTGTCCAGTATTTTCAAAAGTAGAGTACACTCCTGATTTATTTTTACTTGTACCCCCGCCTGTTAAAGTATAAGTATACTCACCCGTAATAGTTCTTCCAGTATCTCTAAGACTTACTAATTCGGCACTGTTAGAAAATTGACCTGTTCTATTAATAAGTGCAGGTCTTCCCATATTTCTTCTGACTTCTGCTCCTAATGACCTATTAATATCTCTCTGTAGCTTAGGTAATTTTAAACTTCCACCTGTTTCTTCCTTACTCTTTTTCTTACCTTTTCTAGCTTTTGCACTTGCTCCTGCAGCTATTGATATTAGTTGAGCTTTTGCTACTGTTGAAAGTCCTCCAGCTCCTCCTATATTTATTTTTGTTCCTTCTTTTTTGTTTTTTGCTTTAGCAGGAGCTTTTCCTTTTGTTCTTTTTGCTCCTTCTGCTTTTAAAGCTGCTTTTACAAGTTTTTCTGCTGCTCTTTTTCCCGCTCTTTTTGAAAAAGGTTCACTAGCTTCAGCATCTGCTGCTGTTGCTTTATCCATTGCTTCTATTTTAGTTTCTGCTCTCTCTAAAAACTCTGGTAAAGAACCTTTAATTTTTTGACTTTTACTTCCTAGTATTTGTTTTTTAATATTAGTCCAGTCTCCTGGTTCTTTTCCTTGTTTTCTGATTGAACCTCTAACTACTCTATATTCTCTTTCAGTGCCGTCAGGTAATACTACTATTTCTTTAGCAAAAGTAAGAGATAAACTTTTCTTAACACTATTTAAAACATCGACAGTTATTCCATATGTTTTAAGAGTGTCTACTTTAGCAGGAAAATCATCGCTTGCCGATAAATCTGATACAATCTGCTCCAAACCAAAGGTCCCAACTGCTGTATTTGAATCGTGAGCAAAGGGAGAGCCTCTACCAAAAGCTCCTCCTACACTTGCCGGACTATAGTCGTTTTCTCTTAAAGGACCTATTCTAGGTGCTGCTGCTTTTGGCAGCTTAGCTCCTGACTCTACATTGTAGCTTTCTAATTGGCTTCCAGAACCTATTAAATATTTTTTCTTCCATAGTTGCCAAGCTCTTCTTCTTAATTCAGCTGTAAATTTAGTAAGACCAACATCTCCAGTATACATTTTAGAATTATTATAAAGTCTAAAAACTATTTTATTTGAAGTAGAGCTAGAAAGTACATAAATTCCTCTTGCTATTTTAATATTATAAAATTGTTTTAATTCTTTTAATTCGTGGTTAGACTCTAGTACTGTACTAAATCCGTTTATTTCTCTTATTAGACTTCTACTAGTATCTTGCCAATTAAATATTGTATTAATTTTAGCATTTACTTGATTCATTTCTTGTTCTGTAAATTTATATGCCTTCATTACATTTACAACGCCTTGTTGAAATGCTATAGCTAAATCTTGCGTAGTAATAGTTACTTCATGTAAATACTGTGAAGCCATTTTATCTCTTAACGTCTTATCTACATAAGATGTTATCGCTTTTTCTAAATCTCTTTTTACACTTTCAAGAGCCATTACTTATGTATTTTATAAAAATCCAGTATACGTTTAATATGGTCAGGAAAACCTATGTTTTCTCTTAGACTTGTTGATACAGGATTTTGTATCTGTGCACCTGAAATAGTTAAGTTTGCTTTTCTTTCGTCTTTTAAATAGTACTTAACTAAATCAAAACATGCTAGTTTTAAATCTTGTGGAGTTGCAGCATAACCTGATTTATAAACTACCTTTACTGCTCTTCTTCCTTGTGGAAACATTTTATCTCCACTTGCAGTAGTTCTAAATATAGTATCTGCATTATAATCTACTACGTAGTCATACTTTCCACTTGAATCTGAATTTTCAAATATTAGAGTCGTATATGAGTCTGATTGATTCTGTCTTTCTTCAACTGAAGTCACGCTCACGATTGGACTCTCATCGAGTATTATTGCATTAGTGTATCTATCCTTAATATCGTAATATTCGGTTTTATCACTAGAATAATAATCTACAAAACTTGTGCCGCAATATGTTTTTACTGCTTGGCTGATGGCTGGAATAATTACATTAATCTTCGCATTCTCACTTTCTCCAGTAAGTCCAGCGAAGTTTTTATATTCTCTTAATGTTATTAAATCTGCCATAATTAAAAAGTGGGAGTGTTAGGTACACTCCCTGAAACCATTTCCTGTTAAGGGTTATCCTTATGCGCCTTTATACGCGTAAGCCCACTTCGATGTTGCACCGTCAATTAAGTCAGTGAAACCTAGTCTCTGTGAAGCTACAAGTACTCTTCTTTGGTTAGCTACTTCGTAGTCAGACTCAACGGTTACACCTCTAAGTCTTGGCATTACGTAGTTTCTAGTATAAACAGCGACTGCGCCGTATTTACCAGCTGCTTTAGCAGCGAATTCGTCACATAATAGTACTCTTGAACCGAATACTTGACCAATTTCACCACTTAGCTTAGTAGCCATGTCACCAACTAAGTTAGCATCTTGGAATTCAGCATCTTCTAGTAAGTTGAAGTATACATCCTGTGATACAATATAAACTACATCATTAGGATTAACACCATATTTACCCATATTTTTTCTCATGCCTAATAGGTCAGCTGCTGTGACTGCGTCACTTGCTGCGAAACCTGAACCACCTGCTGAAGTTTCATGATTGTCTGAATCAGCTGCTGCTAATAGACCTTCAAATGCGCCTGAAGTGTAAACACCGTTGTCGTGGTTACCTGCTAGGATTGCATTCTCGATACCTCTTGCGTGTGATCTAACCATTGACTCTCTAATTAAAGGAAGAATTGGTAAGATTGCATCTTCTTCAGTCTCATTACCTAAGTAAGATGTTGAGATTAATTTAGATGTTGAGATAGTTCTTTCAGTTAAGTCTACTCCATTATAAGGAGCTCCTAAAGCGTCGCCTCTAGCATCTAAGTTACCTTTTGGTGAAGAACCTGAAGCAGCTTGGTTTCCAGTAAACTCAGCATAACCTGCATCTGGTAAGATTGGGATAATCATGTTTGCGGAAGTCATTGGGATTTCTCTAAATAGAGGAGCCAATACTAACTCATTTTGAATATCTCTTTCTATATTTGTTGAAACGATTTGCTCGAAATCAGCTGATGAAACTTCAACACCTGAATGTTGATTAACTTTTTCCATCAAAGATTTAGAAATATCAGTATTCCAGCCTTTTCCACTAGCTAAGCCAGCGAATTTAGCATCGATAATGTCGTTTTCAAATTCTTTTTTCCAGTCTCCAGAAGTACCTCTATCTGAGAAATGTCTTTTAGACTCTCTGATATTCATAATTTCTTCTGATTTTTCTGCTAGTTGTGATTCTAAAGACTTAACTACTTGCTCTAAGTTAGAGTAGTCTGCTTTGACTCTAGATTCAACGTCATTCATAAGTTTCTCAGCGCCTGATAGCCCTGCTTGAACTATGGTTTTAGTTTTTTCCTGATCTGCTACTTCAGCAGCTTTTTGAACTTCAGCTTCGTCAGTTGCTTTTTGAGCAGCTTCTTCTGCAGCCTTCTGTTCAGCAGCTTTTTGTTCAGCTTGTTTCATTGCAATTTCAGCAGCTGTATCTGCAGCTACCTTTCTTGCAAACTCTTCAAGATTGAACTCTGAGTTGCTTTCAGGAGATTTATTTTCTTTTGACATATTTGTCTCCATGTTTTGGGATTCCTCCCGTCCTGGCTGCTCAACATTAACAGCGTCTGCTGATTCTGCTGGGTTAGCCTTATAAAAAGTTTGCTTATACTTGTTGTATTCTTCCATACTATCAAATGATTTGCTTAATCCAAAAGTTGCCCCTTGGTTGCAAGGCACTGATACTACTGAAACTTCAAAAAGCTCCGCGTCCTTTATCTTATATCCGTCAGTTTCTGTCATATAATCCGCATCCTTGACTTTGAAACCAACAGAAAAAGCTCCAAGGACACCGTCTTTAATTAATTGAGTTACTTCTCCAGCAGCTTTAGATATCTTTGCAGATATTTCTAAACCGTTGTCTGTAACTTTTAAATCTTTTGCACGACCAATAGGCCTGTCATAGTTGTGATTAAATAAAATGATTGGATTATTTTTAAAATTTTCTAATCCACCTTTTGTCCATGCACCGCTTTCGATAATATCTCCAGCTCTGTCTAGTCCGCTTGTACTTGCTGAGCCTTTGATTTCTACTCCGCCATCTTCTGATTCACCTAATGATTTAAAAGTGCTAGTCCAATGATAAATTTTATTTGACATCTTTCTTCTCCACTTTTTTAGCTGGTGCCTTTTTAACTGGCGCTTTCTTTACTTCTTTTTTAGGTGCTGGTGTTGGAGCTACCGCTACTGGGTATCTGTACTCTACAACACTTAGAACTCTATTCCAAGAGCCAAATGCTCTTCTAAGCATAAAGTCTTTAACTGGAACATCATTTCCGTGTGATTTGTATGTAGCTAAATCCATAGTCCCGCCATTTTTTGCGAAAAACTCGGAGGTTGCTTTTGCCATCATATCTTTTGTCATAATTATTCTTCCTCGCTTGGGGCAGCCTCTGCAGGTCTACCTCCTTGTTCTGGATTTACCGCAGAGCCCGCTATATTAGCAGGTACTCTTGGCTCATCAAATCCGTCTACAGGGTCTTTGCCTAACGCTTCTCTAGCTTCGTTGGCACTTAATATACCTGTATTTACTAAAGTTGCATAGTAGGCTGCTTGGTCTCTTAGTTCTGGTTGTAAAGCAGGAATTCCTGTTACATCTTCAGCTAGTTTAAAACCAAAAAATCTTTCTAGTGCATATCCTAATTTTTTAACTATAGGTAAGACAGTTTCTAAATAGTATAGTCTATGGTTAGGTCTTATGTTTGCGTTGTTGCCTCCATCCAATAAAATTGGTGGTATTCCCATAGCTTCTAAGATAATTCTTTCGTTTGATTTTATAGATTCTGCAAAATCTAACTCTTTAAAGTTTATCTTTGTTAGAGGGTCTACTTCTAAACCTCCGTCTAATATTAAAGGTCTTCTGCCTCCTGTATTAGGGTTATACCTCATACTCCATGCTTGCATCATTCTTTCTTTTACTTTTTCAGAAAGAGTATTTGGTGATTTTAAGACTAATCCTGGAACTGCTCCATTTTTAAAGAAGTTGTCTTGAAAATTTCTCATGCTACTAAGTAGTTGCATAGTTCTATAAGCTGGTTTTAGCCTTGGAACTCCCCTGTATATTGAATTGAAACTATTTTCTTTTATGTGTATAATTTCATCCGGGCTGTAATCTATTGAGTTATCGTATGAATATCTTTCTACGTAAGTTTTGTCATCCGTATAAATTGTTACCTTATCAGCTGGTAAGTGATAGAGATGTGCTCCATCAAAGTAAATAAAGATGTTTCCATCTATTAATAAGTCAATTATAAGATTTCTTTTAAAAGAACTTATATCCTGAAAAGGATTAGGTTCAATATTTAGTAGTAAATTTACTTTTGATTTACGAATATTTTTAAGAACATTAGTAGTACCGACTAACTTCTCTCCTACTGCAAAAGGTATTTCAGAGACATCATCAACAATCATATTTACTGCTCGGTTAACGATTTCTAACTGTTCATAGGCATTTTTATAATTAGTAACTATTTCCCTAGAATCAACAGTCATACCCTCATTTCTGGATATTACATATTGTGCGGGATTAAGTTTCTCCTCGTCTACTTGAGGAGTTCTGCCTAATAATCTATCATACCATGCCATATTTGTCTCTCTGTTTCTCGACCCATCTTTTTTGTTTCTCTGCGTGTATCAACTTGGGTCGTTTTCCATAAATTGAATGTAATTTCATATGGTGACTATGGCAGAGTGTTACTGTGTCTTCGTAAAGTTCTTTGTAGTGTTCATCAATAAAGGCTTGTCGAATCTCTAGTATTTCTTGCTCGTTGTTAATTATTAATTTTTTCTTTTTTATCCAAGTTTCTAGTAGTTCTGTAAGCCCGTGATAGTGATGAAAATCTAACTGTTCGGTACTTCCACAGATATAACAATCGCTTGATTTTTTATATTGTGATTTCGCTTTATCTCGTACGTATTTAACTAAATCTCTTTTGAAATTCATATTTCTACTCTTAATTAGAATTATACCAAAAACATACAGCAAATGTCAAGAACTGTTTTTTACAGGTCTTACTAAAACGTTGTGGCTGTAGTTTCAAATGTATATAACGCATATCGCATAGCATCAGCCATATGGGATGCCATGTTATGCTTGGGTTTTTCTTTTAATAAATTAGGGTTAGGGTCCCATTGATACTGGTCCAATGAGATAAGTGCTTCTTTGCAAGTTTGATTAACTATTATTTGATCGTTATCGACTACAGTAGCTACATGAGCTATGCCATCCAATACTGATTTCTTGGCATTTATAGTACTGATATCATAATTTTGTGCAAAGTCGTATCTTGTTTGTTGAGCTGCAGAGTCAATATAAATATAATCAATATCCCATTTATGAATTAATTTTTGAATCTGAACTGCGTGTTGTTCTGTTGTTTTTTCTGCATCCATATACTCATCTATTAGATAGTATTTTCCTGAGTCCCAGTCATATGCAATTACACAAAAAGCAGTAGGGTCTTTATATCCTACGTCTAGTCCAGCGAATACATCCATATTGCTAACGTCTATTTGTGATAAGTCTGCTATGCATTCTTCGTGATTAAATGCCCATACCTGGCCTTCATAGACATTAAAGTCTGCCATGTACTCTTGAGCAAATTCATTCTCAGACATTGTTTTTCTTGCTTCTATAATGTCTGATTCTGATATACGAGGATTTTCATGGTAAGTTGCTTTTACACTACACCACTCTGGAAACTCTTCACTGAATCCTCTGTAGTAAAATTCTGCAAAGTAATTATTTCTACCCCTTGGAGTAGATATAAAGATTGCTTTAGAGTTTTCTTTGTCTAGTGTGGGCCTGAGCGCAACATTGAAAGCATCCCTCCCGTCTGTGAGAGCGGCCTCGTCGAATATGATGAGATCATAAGACCTACCCACAACCGAATCAACTTGATTAATGGAGCCCATACGAATCGTAGAATTGTTCGAAAGTTCAATAACTTTATCTTTTGCATTGTCTCTTAATACCTCTAAATCAAAATGTTTAATAAGATTTCTTTGCAAATCAAATGAGATTTGCGATAGTGAATAGTTAGGGGACATTAATAGTACATGACTGTTTGGTACTAAACAAACCAGTTGTCCTATTATATTTGAAATATAAGTTTTACCTTGTCTACGAGATATAGCCGCACAAACAAATCTGTATTTGGGATTATTAATTGCATTTATAATTGCTTTTTGGGATGAATTAGGTTCTATGCCTAATAGTTCTAGATACTCTATTATAGGTAATTTAATGAAACGACTATCTGGACTTAAGTCCATAAGATAGTCGCCTAATATATCTGTGCGGCTAATTTCTATCAATGTATTGTCTCGTCAGGGAATATGTTATCTTCTGAATCTATTAATAAATCCAGGTCTTGAAGCTTAGTGTAAAGGTAGCAATAAGTAGCTGATACTGTTTTTATCTTCTGCTCTGCTGGTGATAAGTCTCTAAATTTTTCTACTTTGATTAAATCTTGTAGCATTTTTCCTGCATGTACTATACCTTCTTCAAGCCATAGTTTGGTTCCGTTTGCAGTTGACATTATTTTCTCCTTTGTTTTAGTCCTAAAGTTCGTTTTTGTGATTTTGGTGGACGCTTTTTAGAGCCTCCTTTTCCTGCCCAAAATACCTTGTTTGCCCAGTATGCTGCAGAAGATTTTCCCTTTCTTATGTTTCTGGCGTGTCTTGCCTTGAAACTTCTTCTTGCTTCTGGACTGTAGTTATGGCCCATTCCTTGAGCCCCAAATCTTATAATCTTTATTCTTCCACCAACTCTTACGCCTACTACAGCTTTCTTGGTTTTGTGATTTGGGGTTCTTTTAGGCTTGTTAAGTCCGCTAAGACCTGCTCTTTTTAACCTTGCTTTTTCGGCTGCTGTTAGTGCCATCTTTCATCCCCATAAGTAAAGATTTCTTTACTACTTTGTCGAGTCTACCCGACTTCATAAGTTTATTGATTTGTTTTAAAATACTATCTTCTTCTCCTTCTCGATAATAAGTTAGAAGGGGTTCTCTTTCCAAAGCTCTTTCTTGCAGGATTGACTGTTTTACCAAATCTTGGTCCTACTGCTTTAGGTGATGCACCATAGAATCCACCTGGGGTGGTCATTGGTGACTTAGTGTTAACATATGTTCCTGCTGCTGCATTCATATCACGAGTTACTCCTCTTTTCAATGTATGCTTTCTTAGCTTGGAGGTTCCATGGACACTTGGTCCGCTTAAAAATCCGCCTTGTCTTGCCATTTTTAATTCCTGTCTACTCTATCGAGTACTTTGGCTTAGTAGCCTGTTAATGAGAACCTCATTATGTGCGGTTCTCGGTAAATTTAATAATTTTTTTAAGTTGCAGCCGTACTCTAATTCTAAGTGAACTGCTACTTTTAGTCTTTGTGATAAATCTAATACTTTTTCAATTTCTTGAGTTAGATTATTCATATTTTTACTTCTTCTTTCGACGTCTCCGTTTAGTAAAAGTACGTACGTTAGTGGGTCTTCCACCAACGCCTTGAGGTACTGCCCTCTTACGGCGAACTGCCGACCTTTTCTGAGCTTTGCTCATTGTTC